CATGTTATCTGTATCTATTGCAACACCAACACCTGTATTAATTCTTTCTTGAGGTGCAAATAAACTACCACCTTGTCCACCTGATTCTGTTCCTGCAAAATTATTTTCAAACTCAATTAAGTTTCCAATATCATTTTTAAATGCATTCAAATCACTTATAATATTGTTTTTAACTGCTTCTGGTAAATTTGCTAGGTTGTTAAATTGTGATCCTAGTTTTTGTAATAGTCCACCTGTAAATAAGTTTGGGTTAAACTTACCATCTGTACCAATACATCCGCCAATATCGCTATCTGCCATTTGACCCAATGTATCAAGTATATCTTTACCTGCACCTGTGAAACTTCCCATTGCATCTCTTAATACGTTTGGAATAGCACGTGGAACAACTGGTGTACCACAGAAGTTAATCATATTAGCAATAGCCGCAAATTCTGCTATAGCCGCATTTAATCTTCCTAGTGCGTTATCAATGTTAGTGTGTGCGATAAAGTCGTCTAATGCATTTTCTGCTTCTTGTAATGCATCTCTTAAATCTTCTAAGCCTGCAGGTATCTCAGGTATTAGTCTACCTATGTTAACCTTTAAGCATATTTGTAAATTTGGGAGTTTTATGCCGTTTCCGGCCAATATACTACAAATGATTTCTTTCAAGCTGTACGCTTGTGTTTGAGCTGTTATACTACCATTATTTAGGTCTATATCAGCACCAGTAGGAATATCAACAGTTGTTCTATTGATATAATCACTAGCGTCTTTCAAGCCATTTACAAAATCATTTGCCATATTATTGTCCTATGTACACATCTGGACTACCCGAGCTTGCGTCTGGTCCACAATGTGGTGGAATAGGACAAAGTGTGTCTGAACCGGCTGGATTGCCATTCAGTACAACTAATTTTCCGCCTACAAATACATTTTTACATCTAGCACCAAGACTACCGCCGCCGTGACTATTTGTGTCACCGTCAACGCTGATTGGTTGTGTATTTACATGGACATTCATATGTGCTAGTGCATTTGTACTTGCACCACATAGTCTAGAATCTCCGTTTCTATGTACTTGAGGCATTTGCTACTGTTAATCCTGTACTTTGTTTAATATACATGTCGCTGGCATCTTTTGCAGATTTAACTACACATATAATATTATTTATCTTTAATTTGATCTTAGTATCTGGAGTAACTGTAAACATATAAGGTGCTAAAGCCATCCCATTCTGGGCGGCTATTAGTATGTAAGGCTTAGATACTGTAATATCAGTATCATTTTCTGAGTCTAAACGTGCGATCATTTCCTCACCTGAAGAAAGTTTTATGCTTACTACATCGCCGTTAGTGTATGGTGTTTCTATTAACATATATTATGCTCCTATTTTATGACCCGTTCCATTGTAACCTGTATCTTCAATGTATTGGACCATTTGGTCATATCCGCCAACTTTATTACCGGATATAATTATTTGTGGGAATGTTCTGGCACCTGGAAAAGTTTCCATAACATCTTCCCTTGTAAAATCTTCGTCTAGTTGCTTATACTCATAAGCATATCCACGTGATTCACATAGTGATTTAGCCCTTACGCAATAAGGACATGCTGTCTTTCCGTAAATTATTATCATTATAAACTCATTCCTGAAAATGTATCTTCTGATACGTCTTTTTTAACACCGCCAATAACATAACTACTAATTTCTGTTTCTTGAGGTGCTACTTGTACTTCTGCTCCACTAATCCATTTAGCTGTCCATGGTAGTGGATTTGCTTGTGGTGTTGTGTATGGACATTTCATTCCTAATGCTGTCATACGTTTACAACAGATCCATTCAATATAATCATGTAATAGTTGTGCATTAAGACCAATCATACTACCGTCTTTAAATAGATAGTTAGCCCATTCTTTTTCTTGCTCAACTGCATCAACAAACATTTGTGATACTTCTTCTTTACATTCTTCTTGAATCTTAGCAAAGTCTGGATCTTCTTTTGTTAATACTTTTGAAAGTAAATATTGTGTACTTGCTAAGTGAACATTTTCATCACGTGCAATAAATTTAATAATTTTAGCATTACCTTCCATTTTCTTTAATTCTGCGAATGCCCAAGAGCAAGCAAAACTAACATAGAAACGAATGCCTTCTAATACGTTAACACTATTTGCACACATCCAAATTTTCTTCTTTAGATCATACATATTAATTTCAACTGTTTTATTATTAACTTTATGTGTTCCTTCACCTAACAATTGATAGTACTGTGAATATTCAATAAGGTCATTGTAATATTTAGAAATGTCATCTGCACATTCTACAATTTCTTTACTATCTGCTAATTCATCAAATACTATTGTAGGATTATTATAGATATTACGAATAATATGTGTATAGCTACGTGAGTGAATTGTTTCACTGAATGTCCATGTGATAATCCAGTTTTCAAGTTCTGGTAAGCTAGTAATAGGACCAAATGCTTCAACAGGTGCTCTACCTTGTACACTATCTAAAAGTATCTGTCTTTTAAGATTACTTGTAAAAATGTGCTGTTCGTGATCAGTTAGATCTTTAAAATCTTTTGAATCTTTACTTACATCAACTTCTTCAGGTCTCCAAAAGAAACCTAATTGTTTATCTGTAAGTTTATCAAACTGTTTATACTTAACAGTATCGTATCGCTGAAATCCAAGATCTCCATCTAGAAATGCATTTGCTTCAGTATGGTATTTTTCGTTATTTACGTTTAATATTGACATGTTGTTTAATCCTTATATCACACAACTTTCGCAGTAGTCGTCATACTCTTCGTCCGTGCTAAATTCTTCTCTACCAAGCATCTGCTCAGCATTCTTCTTATCAAAGTCAATTTCACCTTGACCATCATATGTGTTAAAATAGTATAATTGTTTGCCACCATACTTGTAAAACATTACAAGATGTTGTAGCATAACACTCATTGGTATCTTTTCTTCTTCATAAAATTCTGGGTTATAGCTTGTATTAACACTAATGCCTTGATCAATATACTTTTGTAATACTGCCATAATTTTTAAGTAACCTTCTGGACTACGTTGGCTCCATAGTAGGTCATATTTGTTCTTTAAGCGTGGATAACCAGGAACCACTTGCTTTAGTACTCCATGTTTACTTTGCTTAACACTAACAAATGCACGTGGTGGTTCAATACCGTTTGTGCTGTTACTAATTTGTGCTGATGTTTCAGCAGGCATAAGTGCCATTAGTGTACTGTTACGTATTCCGGTCTTTTGTAATTGCTTACGTAGACTTTTCCAAGGCATACGTTCTTTATGTGGAATTAATTCATCTAATTCTTTTTTGTATGTCATATTTGGTGTAATGCCTTGTCCATACTTTGTTTCGTTAACACCTGAAATATTACCTTTTTCAATTGCTAAATCTGCACTTGCTTTAATTAAGTAATAACTCCATGCTTCTGCCCATGTATCAATTAAGGCTAAACCTTTTTTATCAATATCTTGATAATTTAAATCATTCTTAGCTAGCCAAAATGCAAAGTTAATAATGCCAATACCTAATGGACGTCTTTTCATTGTACTAAGTTCTGCCGCTAATACTGGATAATTTTGATAATCTAATAACTCGTCTAAACCACGTACTGCTAATCTACCTATACGTTCAAAGTCATCTGGTGATCTAACATTACCCCAATTGATTGCACTTAATGTACACAAACTAATTTCACCTTCATTATCGCTAAACGAAGAAAGAGGCTTAGTAGGTAAGTTGATTTCACAACATAAGTTACTTTGTTTTACTGGTGCAATATCTTCTAAAAATGCTCCATGTGTATTTGCATGATCTACATTCATTAAGTAGATACGTCCTGTGTTTTTACGTTCTTCCATAAACTGTCCAAATAGTTCTGCCGCTGGCATAACTTTCTTTCTAGTTACTGTACGTTCTGCTTCTTCATATAATTCTTTAAACTTGTCTTGATCGTTAAAAAAGGCCTCATATAGACCTGGAACATCACTAGGTGAGAATAAAGTAATATCTCCACCAGTTAACAAACGCTCATACATTAGTTTATTAAACTGAACTCCATAGTCCATATGTCTTACACGATTGTCTTCTGTACCTTTGTTATTTTTTAATACAAGTAATTCTTCTGCTTCTAAATGCCAAATAGGATAATACAGTGTTGCCGCTCCACCACGAACACCACCTTGTGAACATGATTTAACTGCACTTTGAAATAATTTATAAAATGGAATAACACCTGTATGTGTTGCATCGCCTCGTCTAATAGGACTTCCTATTGAACGAATACTACCTGCACCAATTCCAATTCCTGCTTTTTGTGAAACATATTTAACAACGCTGGCAGCTGTAGCATTAATGCTGTCAAGACTATCATCTGTTTCTATAAGAACGCAACTAGAAAATTGCCTTTGAGGTGTTCTAAGTCCTGCCATAATAGGTGTAGGTAAACTAATATCAAAATTACTAATAGCATCGTAATATTCTTTTACATACTTCATTCTAGTTTCTGTTGGATAGTTACTAAACAATGTAGCTGAGATCATCATGTACGCAATTTGCGGAGTTTCAAATATCTGTCCTGTTACTCTATTTTGAGCAAGATACTTACCACGGAACTGTTCCATTCCAACGTAAGAAATATTTTCATCACGATCATGTTTAATGTAATTGTTTAATTGATCAATTTCATCTTCTGTATAAACGGAAAAAAAACTTTCATCGTATACACCAAGCTCAACGTTTCTATGTGCAATAACACTTAAATGTTCTGGATCAAATGAATTATATACATTTTTTCTTAAATGGTAATTAATTAATCTACCTGCTACCCATTGGTAGTTTGGTGTTTGTTCGTTAATAAGATCAGCTGCGGCTTTAATTAATGTTTCTTGAATATTTGTACTTTCAATTCCATCATAAAACTGCAAATGACTTTTAATTTCTACTTCACTAGCACTAACGCCAGTAATACCTTCGCATGCATAAAATACAACCTTGTGCATTTTTTCTAAATCAAGTACCTCGGTAGTACCATCTCTTTTTATAATTTCTATTTGATCTTTGCTCATCTGTATTCCGTTCTTGTTAAAATAGCTACGTATTTAACATGTAATGTCAATCAATAACTATTTGCTTAATGCACTAATATCTATATCCTTTAATACATCTAGTTTATTGATTAGTTTTGGGTTGTCTATTATATCGTAATTATAGTTTAAAATATAACAATTGTCAACTAAAACAATCAATTTAATCTCACTTTTTTCTACACTCTGTACTAGTAATATTCTACATGGAATATCACTGTAATGCAAAGTATACGCAATTCCCAACGAAACAACGTTCTCGTCATATTCGTTTATGTGTAATAGGTCCCATGGGTTTGGCCAGGTACCTTCGTTATACGGATCAATTGCCCTAACACTAATGGGTGCCATCTTCCAGAACTGCATTACAACCTCAAGTTTAGGAAGTAAGTCATCTAAAGCCTGTATCTCTTTTCTTAGAGTCCTCCACATCCGGAGTCTAGACTTTAGTGGTAGTTGCCATATGTCTTTCATTAATGTGTCAACAGGGCCAGAAAAACTAGTCTAGTATCAAATTTCAATAGTGACATGTTTC